AAGGCAACGCAAGAGTTCGGAGGTCGCTTGTTGGTTACACGAAAGTGAAGATCAATGCGACAACTACTGTCCAGAGCCAGCTGGTGACCAACTTAACGTGGGTCTACCCGCTGAACGGCGACTTTACCGCTACTGACCTTTACGATGCTCTGTGTCACATCGCAGATCTAGTACTCAGTACTGGCAGTTTAGCCGTTGACACGACAAAAGTAGGTTACCTTTTACAGGGTCAAACCTAAATGGAATCCCCTCTACCCGAACCTTTCGGGTCAGATTGTCGTTGTTTTTGTGGTCATTGCCATATCATGGCAAGTGCGCCCTGGAGCTTTACCGGGGTAAACGAGAAAGGACAGGCATATCATGCCCCAATCTTACACCTTTTATTTGGACCGCTTCTTAAGCTTTTTACAGCCGCGGTTCGTGATGCAAGATCCATCGCTTTTGTCCTCCTCTATGAAGGATTCCGCCTATTGTTTAAGGCGCTTCAAAGGTGAGGGTATCCGGTATCTGACAGTTTCCTTACCTGAATTGCGTAAGGCTGTGGATTACTCGTTTAAGACGGGTTCTCTTACAGTGCCGGTGTCTTTTAGATGCGCACCAGGGAAGGGGTATCCCTCCTTTCTTTCTTCGCATTTTTGCGAGATTTATAACGACGACGGGTCTCTCAAGACCAATCCGGATACGTCGCGCATTGCGCACGTCCGTCAAGTCCTAGACGCCTTTTACAAACTAGAGATACCTTACAGCCCGGCACTTGAAGCCGAGACGCTGGAACGCTTCGTCTCAAATGAAGCACGGTTGTCCTCTATGTTTGATAACGGAAGTCCGTGGGTAACTCCTGCGGATTACAACCTCCTTACGGGGGCTGCATACCTCTGTTATAAAGTCTTCGATGGATTTGACTTCCGGGATATCAAACCCGGGAATGGTCCTGGCAAGTTGGCAACTGGTGAGTATGGTGATCAGAAGTGGAGTTTCACCACAAAAGTGAACCAGATACACCAGGTGTTTCCGCATTATCGGTATAATATGCCGAATGCGAAAATGCTCTGTGACCTTAGAGATGAGTATTTAGGATTGAGCGTTGTCGAAAGTCAGCGTTCGCAGGTAAAACTCGTCCCTAAGGATTCGCGAG